CCCTGAAACGGCCGGGACATCGCCGCGCTGTAGACCTGATTCGGCGATACCGAGGCGATCGAGTAACGCACCTGCACAGCTGCCGGAATGACTGACTGATACAGGCTGGACTGATAGCCCGCCTCATATGCCGCGAAGGCGCGCAGCTCGCTCTGTAGCGCCTCCGTGACGCTCGCGTAGGCTGCTGCGTTCAGCTGCCGGACGGAGCCCAGCAGAGCCTCCAGTCGCTCGACTGTGAACGAATCAGCAGGCATGCGCTCCAGGGCTGCAGCCAGCTCGGCGGAAAGGTCGGCGTCAACGCGATTCAGCAGCGCTATCATCCGGCGCGCTACGCCATCTGAATATTGCTGCAGGTCGACGGCATGGGCTGTCAGCTCGTCGAACAGCCGCTCGTTGACGGTCGCCATCAGATCACCCCAAGCGCCGGCCCCTGGCTAGCGATGCGTTCCTGTTCATCCTGCCAGCTGTATTCGTCACTGACCACGCCGCGGCGCTGCATCTCGGCGAATAGCGTTTCATCCGAGAGCTTGCCGGCCGACGCCATGTTGAGCAGCAACGGCAGCGTTGTCTCCGGCGCGAAGTCCTGATCGAAGTTGCCGCGCATCTCGACCATGCCGCCATCGCCGAGGCCGAGATAATCGGCCATGACCTGCAGCATCTGCGCTAGGGCATCAGCGAACTGGTTGGCCATGCGAGCCAGCGGTGACAGCTCTTGCGCTGCCTCCTCGTTCGCCTGGGTCGCCGTTTTGGTCTGCTGCTTTTCTTTCTGCAGCAGCTTGGCGCCGGCCATCCGCATTTCTTCGATCAGGTCTTGCAGCGACTCCCGGCCAGCGTTGATAGCTGCTCCGGTGTGCTCGACGTACTTGGCATCGCCGTCTTTCGGCATGCGGGTCGCGCTGCCTGAGCTGATCACCAGCTCGAACTGCTCGTCGTCGGTGAAGGTGAACAGCAGCGGCACCCGGGCGACGTGCAGGAGGTTGTCCTGATCGCTCTGGGACTGCCAGTGCTTGACGTTGAGGTGCGCCAGTTCGAGCAACGGCGGCTTTGCCGTCAGGAAGCCCGTGCGGCCGGTGTAGAACGAGACAAGCGGCACGTAGCCGAGGCTGGTAGTGCCTTCGTCGTGCTGGACCCATGCGCCGCCATTTTCGGCCTTGCGATAGGTGCGCCACATGCCAGGCTCCAGGATTCGCACCTGGGCGATCGACTTCACGCCGAACTCGCCCTCCGCCTCCTCGATCGACTCCATGTAGCGGAACTGCGCAAGCTTGCCGCCGTCGACACGCCAGCCCAGCACCTGTTCGGGGCGGATCAGCACGGCATAAGGGCGAACCCCTGCAGCGATCTCGTCTGCGCGAGTGCGGAGACCTTCGGCGCGCGGGTACTCAACCAGCACGTGACAGAGGCCATGGCTTAGCGCGTGGCGGAACAGGTCAACCGACCAGCTGTTCAGGTCATTCCCGGCAAGATCGATGTCCTTGCACAGCTCAGCCAGGCGCTCGGGCACGTCGTCACCCAACTGCAGCGGCTCAGCGAACACCCGAGAGGTCATGTTGTTGACCGTCTCAGCGTAGGCCGGCAGCAGCGTGGAGAGGCTCAGGCGCTCCTTGTAGGTCTCGTCCTCTTCGGCCGGGTATTGAGGCAGCAGAGCACGCCCGGCGGCCCGCATAGCCTTCGTGCCACCCATCAGCGGCGCAACGATGGCCCAATCCTCGCGCATGGCGTCCACGGCCGGGATTGTTTTGGACGGGTCGTTGCTCATTGGCTTTACATCCGTAGTGATTTTGTCTGCGGCTTGGCCGGTTTTATGATCGGGAAGCGGTGAACGACGAAGTAGCCGAAGGCATCGGCCGGGTCTTCCGTACCGTCCTTGTTGGGCTCGCCGTGTTCGTTGTATGCCTGCTGCTCGAGCACCTGAGTGGTGACCGGGCATTTGTCGGTGTTGACCTTGAGCCGGCGCACGCCATCGCCATTCAGGAACATGGCGTTGACGGCTAGAACCCGGTCACGAACCATCGGGTTAGCCGGGTTGACGCGAACCGTGAAGCCGGCCTGCTTGAGCAAGCTGTGATCCGACTCGCTGCCGTTGACGCTCTTGCGGTTCTTACCGCTGGCGTCCGGGTACACGGTGATCTTGTGCTTACCCTGGTATCGGGTCTCCAGCGCCTCAATCATCGCGGGCGTATCGAATAGGCTGGTCAGCTCATCGAGCATCATCGGCTCGCCGTCACGAATGACGAATACAGCGGCGGCCATTCGATTAATGTTGAAATCAAGGCCAATGTGCAGCTCTTCACCCGGGCGAATCGTCTCGTCTGTGTGGTTCAGCCGCCGGCAGAAGTTCGGGTAGACCGATCCGCTAACCAGGTTGACGAACTGGCCGTCAATGTAGGCGTCGACCAGGTTGGCCGGGTACGACTCACGCAGCGAAGGGATGTAGTCCTTCGGCAGGTTCTTGGCGTTCTGCCGCGTGCTGGCGTGGACGATGCCATACAGCGGACGCTGGCTTGGGTTCGCGGCCAGCTCCTTGACGAACTTGCGATATACCCAGTTGAACCCCTCCGGCGTGGTCGTCACGTCGATGGTGTTCTCTCCGCGAGTCGGCCAGACGGTCGACATACGGGCGATGATCTTCTTCCAGGCGCTATCAGCCTTCTTGATCGGCATGCAGTCGATCTCGTCGACCAGGGCGTGCGCGATGTTGAAGCCGACGATGCGGCCAGGGTGCTCCATGCTCTTGCAGACGATCGTCGACAGGCAGCGGCCTTTCGAGTCGCGCAGATGCACCCGCTTGTTGCTCGGCACGATGTCGGCGAACAGCCCGAAGGCCTCGGCAACGCCGGGGATCGTGTCGTAGAAGATGTCCGCGATCTGCGGATAGGTCGGCGCGAAGTAGCCCTGAGGAATGCCAGGGTGCTCCAGTGCGTTGATACACAGCCGCACGCAGCCTACGAACGTCTTGCCGCTTCGATACCCGCCGACGAACGCAGAGAACTTCTTCGGGTGGCTGATGAACTCGAACTGCGGCCTATTCAGCTTCAGGGTCGCTTGCATCTTCCACCCCGATGATGACTTGCTTCGGCTCAGGCAAGCCCTGATTCGGGTCTTCCAGTTCGCGGCGCAGCTTCTCGTTGGTCAGGCGCTTGCCTTCCAGATCCTCGCGGGTCTTTGTCAGCGACTCGATGCGCGCCAGGTAGCGATCAGCCAGAAGGTCGTAGCCGTCACCCTTCGCCATCAGCACACGATTCAGCAACACCTTGGTTAGCCGTAGCTCTTGGTCGATCTGGTCAATCTCGGCAGCCTGGAAGTCGGCCTGCTCTTCATCCGTCAGATACTTGCTGTAGATGGATCCGGGCTTGGCTGCGTGCTGATTGCCTTTGTTGGCCTTCGCCGCCGCGCCACCGTGTAGCTTGCAGCGCTTGGAACCCGGTACCGCGTGCCGCTTGCATGGTTCCCCGCTGCGGGTCTTAGCTCCGCATAGGGCCATAGCTGGGCCTCATTCATGGGGTGTTATCACGGATGATTCATTCAACGTCGTTCGAATGGCGTTCGATGCTGCCTCCACTCTCTCCTCCCCCATCTCCATGCCTCACACACGCACAGCCATGCGATACAGGCAGCCATGTAGGTGAACAGGGCCAGGGCGTGGAGGCGTTTCACTGCGACACCTTGCGCTCCGCCCACTTGCCGGCCAGTGCGCGAACCTGATCCACGCCAAGCAGCCCGATCAAGCCAGCGGCGAATAGCGTCCAGGCGAGGTTTGCACCCATGGCGTTCACGCCTAAGCCGACGAGCATGATCAGCAGCGCGCCGAATGTTGATTCGAGCAGCCTGGCCAATGGGCTCTTCTTGTCGCCGTACAGGTGGATTCGGATGTAGGACAGAACGAAGGTCAGCATCATGGCCAGGCCGTGTTCGCGTAGGGCTGCAGCTAGCGCCACCCAGAAGTCAGGGCTTTTCTCTGGCATGGGTCATCTCAGCTATGCGGCAGAGTGAATAGGTCCGGCCTCACATGCGCGTGCGATCCGCCTATGAGCAAGGAGGCAGGCATGTGGCCGGAAATCAAGAACCGCTGCGTACCAATGGAAGAGGCAGCGGCCATCTGTAAAGCCCGATTCCCCGCACGTCTACGGGGCGATACCTGTTGTCAGGTCGCGCAGTGTGCTGCGTGTGGCGCGTAGCCGATCGCAAGCAGGCCGGGGATTGGGTTGGGCGCCGGGTGGTCGAGCCCTAATCAGCCGTTCGCGCAAACACATCGAATTCGATGTGAATAAAAAAGCCCCGACCGAAGTCAGGGCTCTTGGATTGGTGCCCTAGCCTGTTGGCGCGCAGGTCATGCCGGCGCTGGGCGGTCGTAGGGCTGTCTCGGCCATCTCAACGCGTGAAATGACCAAGATAGGCATAGAATGGCTCAATGGATCAGTCATGTCAACCATCTTTGCATGACGCGAGACATTCCATGGCGAATTGCACAGGGTACGGCGCCGGCCTGAATGTAGGGCTCGACTCGTCGCTCAGGTAGTACCGCATTGCCCGATCGGTTATGCCGATCAAGTCTGCCGCTTTGCGCTGGCTGAGCCCCGCCTGCTCCAGAAGCCCGCGCAGGTAGCGCGGGTCTGGATTGTGATGGCTTGCGTCTGGCCTTACCACATACGCTCCAGGATCTGCATGGCCTCTTGATATGCGAGGCTTTCGCGTCCAACTTCTTCATCCTCGTCGTCGCTTTCCAGGAGTAGCACGCTGTTCATGCTGTCGGTGCGGCCGATTTCAATTTCAGCATTCGGGTATGCCTTTGCCAGCGCTTGCTCTGCTGCATCACGCCACTCAGCATGATCCTGCTCGGTAGCATTTGCGCCAATCTCAGGGTTTCCGCTGGTAATGATGATTTTGGTGATGGTCATGGTGTCTCTCCTTGGCTTCGCCTCGCCGTTGTGGCTGGCATGGGTTTAGATTATGCGGAACGATGTTCCTCGTCAACACATTTCCGCAAATTTATTTCACGCCGCCTCGCCTGCCACCAATCCCTCAGCAGCCAGGATCTCGTGCGCCTCGATCAGCGCCTGGTCAACGGCCTGCTTCAAGCCCTTGCGGATGTCACGACGCCAGCGTTCTTGCGTTTTCACAGGCACCGGGTCATCGCTCCAGTTGTCCATGTTGTACCACCCGGCCGGCAGCACATTGGTCGAGCGTTTTCCTTCTGCGCCCGGAAGCTTCGGATAGGCCCACGTCACCACACAGCAGTTGATGAACCGAACCGGCGCCGGGGATTGGATCGTGCCGACCAGCTCAGCGATGGCAACGCGCTTGCGGTCTGCGTGAGTCGAATACTGCGCTACCAATGCGCGCCAGTGCTCAGGGCTCAACATCGTGTGCAGGCGTGAGAACACCCAGCAGTCAGTCAGGAACGCCTCTTCCTTGCCGCAGATCGCACCCGGCACACGAGCGGTCTGCACCTTTGGCTCAAAATCGCACCCGCCCGCCGAGTTGATCACCTCCGACGCCAGGGCGCGCACTACTGCGGAAACCACGTTGCGATAGGTCATCAGAACAATCTCCCAACCGCAGCGGCAAACTCGTATGGGTCTTTTGCTTTCTTGCTCAGGTTGCAGAACTTGCACGCAATTACTAGGTTTGAGGCCTCATGCCTGCCGCCGCGAGCCAGTGGCTCGTAATGATCAACGTGATACGAGTCTGCGCATCTAACGCCGCACCAGTGGCAAATTTTCGGCTGAGAAGCAGTCCACTCGATAAATTCTTTATTCGACATTCCGCGCATTGATGCCCTGCGCTTTGCCTGAGACGCTCTCTTGTTTGCCTTGTCCCGCTCTGGATTCGCCTTTCGCCAGTCCGCCATCCACTGCGTAAATTTCTCCCTATTTTTTTGGCGATACTCTTTCCCGTACTTGAGACGATCTTCTTTGTTGCGCTGATAATGGGCGTTTATCGCAGCCCTCTTTTTTTCGATCATCTCCGGGCGAGCGTTCATTGCCTTCGTGCACTCGACGCAGCCGCCACTGCTTGTTTGGCGCATTGCTACATGGCCATGCTTGCAAGGCTTGCCGGTCCAGTAATACAGCTCTCCGGCATCCTTGGCGGCTTGCCGCGGGGTCTTGATTTCGTCGTCTGTCGCTTTGCGTGCGGCCATCAGGCTGCCTCCCCCTGCTGCATCAGAATTCGGATTGTCTCAATCGCGCGCCCGCTCTTGATCATGGCGGGGTCGCAGCGGTAGACGCGCCACCCTAGGCGGGCAGCGGCGTCGTATTTCTTGAGGTCGGCAGCGAAGCCGGCGCCGGTGTTATGCCGGCCATGAACCCAACCGCCGCCCTCGACCTCGATCAGCAATCCTTGCTCCGGCAGCGCGAAGTCCGCGCGCCAGTCCTGCAGCCCGGCCTTAGCCAGACGATCACGCAGGCCCTTACCAGGCCCTCCACAAGCTTCAGCAGCGAAGCGGTACTCTCGGATGGCTTCGATGCCTTCTGCGCGCAGGTGGAGCGCCAGGAGGTCCTCAGCCTCGCTCGCAGACGATTTTCCCGATCCAGCACTTTTCGCCGGCTTTACCGTGGTTTGGGCTGAGGCTTTACGGATCGGGAAAGTCATTTACCTGCCCTCGCCTTCAGCGCCGCCACAACGGCAGGTCGCGCACTCTCCGGAACAGCTGCCAGCAGCTGCGGCCCGAGCCTCTGCTTCTCCTTCTCCGGCAGGCCGCGACACTTCCACCGGATCCAGCACGCTTTCTTGTCCGCTTCGATCAGCGCCCGAGCATCGGCAGTCAATTCCGCCAAGTTCAATCCAGCATTCGCCGCAGATGAAGTCATTCACCAGCCACATCCGGCGCGAAGTTCATGTGCTTCTCGGTCGGGAACGACACGTCCACGCCCTCCACGGTGCGAGGGTCGTTGAACCCCTTCTGCTCATCCGTGCGGCAGTCGATGGTGTTCTGCTGGCCGAAGTCAGGGTTGGCGCGCTCTGCCCATGCGGCCTCACCCTGCAGCCCGGCATATGCGGCAAGGTCTTCGTAGTTGTCAGCACGGAACCCGCCTTGCTGGCTGCGAACCATCTTTAGCAGGCCCATGAAGAGCCAGCCCTGTTCTTCGGTGAGGTCGTGGCCAGTGATGGCGCGGAATGCGTCAATCGTGGCGCCCATGCTCCGCTCGCCTGCCGGCTTGTCGTAGGTGGCAGAGCGGTCTTTCATGTGGCCTAAGCCGGCTTCGAGGATCTGATGGGCCTTCATGCCTGCTGCTCCTTGAAAGCCGATGCAACGATGAGCATCGACAGAACCAGGCTGAATGCCGCAAGTACCGAGTGACCGGAAAAGATCAAGGCCGATATCTGCACCACCGATAGAAAGCCGCTCCACCACACTCGGTCGCGAATCGTCTCGGCGGCCTCTCCCTTCACGCCCACGCAGAGCAAGTCCAGCCAGCCCAGCGAAACGAACACCAGCAGGACGTAATAGGCGAAGTCATGCAGCGCCCCGGAGCCAAAGACGAGCGCCGCGCTGAGGCCGACAGACAGCAGGTCGGCAAATACGTGTTTCGGTTTAATAGTCATTGCGGCTTCCTTGTGGCTCTGTTGTTTGCGATCAGGGGGAGCTGGCCGGGTGCCAGGTTCCACGCGAATGTCTCTTTGCATCCGGTGGCGCATTGGCGGGCGTTCAGGCTTGGCATATTGCTCATGGGCTCGCCGCAGTCAGGGCAGGCGCGGCCGAGTGGGGAGTCGGTCATGCGGCATCGCTCCCATCGATCAGCTGCTGCACCAACTGCAACAACTCCTCCTCGGTGCCGAAGCGCTTGATGAATGCCCGCTTTGCCAGGTGGATGCTTGGGATGGCCGGGTGTAC